GAAGTCACCCCCCTTGCATTTGTTTAGGTAAATAAGAACACTATGACTTACCCAATAATCTATCTGTGTCTCAATAATGCATTTTCCAGTGTCTTTACAATAGTTGCAGTTGTCTGCATGAATTGGGTGAGCATATTCATGTTTACCAGGTCTACGCACCTTCATGTATGATGAATCGATATAAAGTTCCCTGTTAATTTTGGACTTCATAAAGTCGTGAACACGTTGGCGAATTGAATCAACGAGCGGGTCTTTGAAACTTTTCATATTAAAAATCTGTTGTTCACTTTCCTGCTCGCGACTGTTGTTTACCATCCGATCTATGAGTTCAATGAGTCTGTCGCATTCATCTCGTGACAAAAAGTTTTGAGTGGTTATATTTTCTCTTATACCAGGTTTCTGTTCACGCCAGGGTTGAAAACTGCCATGTGTAGCCTCCTTTTTTGATGGTGTCTTAAGGAGCAGAAGCAGTGCTACTATTAAGACAACCAGCACTGCACCCATCCACCACCTTACTTTATAGAAAGGTAAAAATACAGACGACGCGTCGTCCGTCCAAAGGATACTCTGCTGCATGGTATCTAAGACCGTCAAAACACAATACCTTTCCAGCTTTGGGCTCTACCCGTGTGTGAACATCGAGTTCAGTATCAATAACCATTGGTCCTTCTGGTTTCTTCTTAAACTTTGTGATTAGAGTATGACCTTGACGAAAGTCATCTGTAAGGTACATGATAAGAACTTTATGCTCAAAAGGAAAATCAACATGAAAAGGTTGATGTGCGTTTCGAGAATCGAATGTTTGATGTACAGCCGCCCCGAAAACCTTGTTCACTCTGACAGAATGCTCTGTACAAAACCGTCTAAATATGCTTTCAAAATAGGGAAAATATTCGGAAACTACCTTCGGGTTCTGAAAATTTCGAGAGATGAGAAGGTGATAGTGCGCCTGAACACTTTTGTAGGAATTATCCCCAGGATAAGACCACGGAAAGTTCCCACTTAGAACACGTGGGTCAACTTCAAAAAAGTTTTCAACTTCTAAAATGTCCTTAAAGTTCATTTCACCTTATATTACATCTATGCTAAAAATCATAGACGATTTTTACGAAGACCCTGATGCCGTTCGTGAAATGGCAATTAATGCCAAATACGAACTCATTTCATCTGGAAATTATATAGGTTGTGACACTCTTGATAAGAATATACGGTTTCCCGAGTTTGACCAGAAAGTCAAAGAAATGTTTCCAGTTTCTGAGTACAAGATTGTGTGTTCCCGTTTTCGTTCCGCCATTGAAGGCGACACGCACTTGGCGTTTGTTCACTCGGACTCTATAGAGACGGGTACAGGGTATCATATCATCGTAAGTCTTACAAAGGAACCTGTAGAAGACGGTCTTGTTTTTTATGAACACGTGACACAAGGTCTTCAAGGAAACTTGACAAACATTAAAGAAACAGAGGACTTTACGGTGTTCAAACCTATAAAAGTCGTTCCATACAAATACAATAGAGCTGTTGTTCTCGATTACTCGTATTTTCATTCACCCATGCATCATACTGGTTTCGGAAAAGATATTGCTAGTTCGCGTCTCATGCATATCACCGAGGTCTGTAAAATAAACAGTCCCCAGTATAAATATCGCACACGTCTCCCTGGTGCTTGTATGTCTATTGACGATGAGCCAAATAGAGGGGAGAATAATAACAAGACCCTTTGATACTTTATAACGCACTGTTTTCCGAATAAATGGATTGAAAAATTCGTACATGAGATCAGAGTCTTTGAGAAATATGTACACGTTAAAGTGTTTTCCAGTTTCACTTGTCCATTTTTTGAAAGTTAATGGTGGGACGTAGACTATAGAAAGTTCCTGATTCATACGTACAAACTTTGGGTCAACAACATAGTTGTATTCTTCAATCTGTTTCAGGTACTCTTGTACCATTCTTTCTATGGGCTTTTCGAGCTCCGGAATATTGACTAACATTGTCTTTGGTTCGTTTTTAGGTTCCTGTATTTCTATATTTTCGAGTATAAATTCTGTGAGAGGATCATCAAGCTGAAACGTTTGAATAAAGTCAGCCATCTATTTTTGTGTAGGAATTTATGGATGCCATAGTCCACGCGTCAATGTACGAACAGGATGGACGTAGGTACCTTGACCTGAGCCTGAATGGCTCGACGCGTCGAGTCAAAGTTCCCTGGAGGTATGGACGAGTCATGTGTCGCGTCACGGGGGACAAAACCATACAGGAACTTCAACAAGGTGACGCAGTCCGAGTCACTTTGAAAACAGTCACTTGGAACGGCTTAGAACATTTGGTCCTTGAACATATAGAATGCTTACCCGTCACGGACTCGTCCTGACGAATTTTGATCCAAAAATAAAGAAGGAATTGACAGTACGACCAGTGGAGAATGCGCTTGGGTTTCACGCCCCAAGTTTCAAGGTGTACAGGCTTTCAGGGTCCGATCTTGTTGTCCCTCGGTACTTCGCCCAGGCCACCAAAGATTCCAGAGTGGCTCCAGTTGGTACTCCTGGGATCAATTTTGGTGGAAAATTGGACCCAAGACTCAAACAACCGGAAGCAATTGCGGCTGGTCTCAAAGCCTTCCAAGAGGTTGGCGGTGGGGTGTTATCGCTTGCACCCGGTCAGGGGAAGACGGTCTGTGCCTTGGCTTTGGCGGCACACCTGAAAGTTCGAACCATGATTGTCGTTCATAAGGAGTTCCTTGCAAACCAGTGGCGTGAGCGCATCAAACACTTTTGTCCAGGTGCTTCTATCGGGCGTGTTCAGGGTGACGTGTTTGATATCGAAAAGGACTTTGTCATTGCTATGATCCAAACCATGTGCCAACGTGAACACCCATCAAAGGCCTTTGACTCGTTTGGGCTCCTGATCGTGGATGAAGCGCATCATATAGGTGCTCCCGCTTTTTCTCAATTTATGTTCAAAATGTGTCCCAAGTACACGCTCGGACTCACAGCCACGCCTGAACGGAAGGATGGACTCACACGGCTCTTGTATTGGTTCTTGGGTCCCGAGTTTTTCCGTATCGAGCGAACCGGTCAAAAAGCAACACGGGTGTGTATACTCAGGTACGAAGACCCCGAGTTCCAAAAGCCTCCGCCCGTCACGCGTTTCGGAAAAGTCAATGTCGCGGGGATCATTAACGAGTTGACAGAACTCGAAAAAAGAAATCAATTGATTTTGAACACTGTTGATAATCTCATCCAGGAAGGTCGAAAGGTTCTGGTACTGAGTGACCGTCGGGAACATTGCTTCTATTTTCATACAAAATTGGGAACCTCTAAGTCTGGTCTATATATCGGTGGACTCAAGGAGGCGGAGTTGGAAGAGGCGGCAAAGAAACAGGTGGTTATCGCGACGTTCCAGTTGGCCCATGAAGGTCTGGACATACCATCACTTGATACGGTCATATTGACAACACCAAAAAGTGATATCAAGCAGGCTATTGGTCGGATTATGAGAGACGGCGGTGGGAACGGACGTTCCAGGGACCCTCTCATAGTCGACGTACTGGACCACTGGTCTGTATGTTTTGCCATGCACGCCAAGCGCCGAGCCGTGTACAGGGAACTCGGTGCAACCATTGAGGGAACTGAGGTCACTGAAGAGTCGAGTTCACCGGTGGTGCCAAAGGGGCAGTGCCTTTTTTTGACATGAAATAGAACCCACCTCCCAACAGAAGAAGAATGAGAAATGCAATGACGACCCACCAGTACCATGCAAGACCCGGGAAATCAGATGAGGATAGTGGCGGGCAAGCGCCGGATGCACATGCAATAGTCGATGCCGGACACCCTGGGTCTACACGTCTAGGAACTGTAACTCCGTTCACACAAGAGTCGCAGTATTCGCATATGAGAGGTTTAGGAGCAGGACCTGGTACGGGTGCTGGAGTCGGTGACGCGGGGGATACAGGAACCGGTGTGGAGGTTGTTACAAGTGTAGCATCTATATAACCAGGGGGGCAGTTCACGTTCGTAGGCTGCATTTCATTCCCAGATCTACATGGAACCGGGTTTGGGTTTTGTGTCCCAGCTGGAAAACATACTTGATTACAGATTGGCGGTCCGAATAATGACGCCATTAATTTCTGTTAATATATTAAATGATGATCACTCCAGGAGCCATCACCAGCCAGGCGTATGATAAGCAAGTCAAGATCAATAATGCCATTGAGAAGGACATTATTGATGTTGCGTCCGTCAAGCCATGTGCTTGTTTGGGTGCTCAGGACTACGCACCCGTGTATAGGCCGAGTGTGAACAAGTAACCGAGTGCGCAGCACTCGTGAACCCCACACTCCCGAAAGTCCTCTCTTCAAAGAGTCCCTACGGGACTCACTTTCTAAGGGAGTCCATAATCCCCATAACAATGATACCGGCGACGAAAAACATAACTATATAATTGCACTCTGTGTTATCCGAAGACATCGATCCACTTTTTGGAAGCTGAAGCGGTACATACGCTTTTGGCCTGGGTGACCACGTATCTTCGAATGGCGCATATGATAATGCCATTGACCTATTTAGTGTCTATAAAAAATTTTGGAAAGGAAACCAAGTCCGGAGGACTTGTGAGCAAGCTACCGCTTAAACTCTAGGGCTGGCGCCCTAGAGGGACACTTCCTTCTTCCCCTTTTTCGGCCCGCGCTTCTTCTTCTCACCCCCAACCTGAACCTCTCGCGTATCAGGGTCACCCTCATCGATGGACACAATGTCAGACACGGAGTCAGTCTCCTGAGATCGTGGTGGACGCGTCATCATTGCAGGCGGCGGACCCATCATACTCATCAGGGATCCAAAGTCCATACCGGGGCCGCGCATCTCACGCGGGCCACCGGCCGGTGGGCTTGGAAAACTCGTCACAGGGATCTGCCCACCCTGCTGAGTCCGTTGCACAGCATCCATCATGTTCTGCATAAGCCCAGGGTTCTGTTTCATCACCTGAGTCACATTTGGAACAGCCGCCTTGAACATGCTATTGGTCAAGTGGAACATCATTGCAGAACCACCAACCATCATGATCAGCTTAATCTCCGGTGCCACCTGGACCTTCGTCTTGTACTTGTTATACAACTCTTCAAAGACGCCATCGTAGTCCTCGACGTTCTCCATCATGTTCTGAGACCACCCGTTCAGCTCCAGGTCAAAGGGATCGAACTTGTCGTTCAGAAACTCCAGACCGGTGACGCACGCAATAAGCATACGACGCTGGAACTTGATGGACCGATCCACCTCGATACCATACATCATACGCTTGTACTCCGTACGAATCTCCTCAACGTCGCTGTAAATTGTCAAACGAGCACTGGTTGCAACACCCTTCTTCGACAGGCGGCTAATCTTGTTCAGGAGGTCGGCCTTCTCATCCTCGATGGTCTTGTACCCGTCAGAAGGCACCTGAGCACCGCCTCCGGGCTGGAACTCACCACCTTCTTGGTCGCCACCCTCATACTCGTCACCCTCCTCCCCGCCGTCAAACTCCTCTGGAGGTGGCACTGGTGGTGCAGTACGCTTCCCAGGGTTCATGAACATGTCTAGACCCTCGTCGGGGGAAGGAGTTGGCACACTCGGTCCAGGCGCACGCTTTGCAAACGGACTTGGACGAGCGGGCTTGGGCTTTATGGGTATCTTCTTCTCAGGAGGAACAATAGAAATCTCGTCCAACATCTTCGCCTCGTCGTCGTTCATACTCATCGTCTGCCCAGCACCCGTGTCGAAAGAAAACTCCATATCTAGGACTTTTCAAGAAAAGTGATTGTTAGCTTTAACGCGCCCTGAAAAAAATATAGACTATTCGTAAATGGCGTTCAAGTTTGGAAAGATGGTTGTCCATGCGTTGATCATTGGTCTGCTTCTGGCAATCCTGGTCATCCTCCTCAAGGAGCGGGGTGCCACCTACAGCTCGGGGTATGAGCCGTACCCCCTGGTCACGGCCGCCGGTGCCAACGCCAGTGCGGACCCCAAGAGCATTTTCGATCTGAAGGTTGGTCTGGGTTGTGTGGCCGGTCCATCGGAGAAGGCGGCATACTACTCTCAGGGCCTGAACCCAGGTGGCCTGTGCGGCTCTGGCGAATACGTCCGGGACCAGCAGCGCGACTATGCCATCGTCGATGGCGTTGGCGGTTCTCTGCTAGAAAAATAAGCTAAGTATAAAACAGAATGAATAAGTACCAGCTCCACGTTGATACGGGTTCCTCGTCAAATGTCGAGACCTATTCGGGTCAAATTGGACAGGCTTCGGTTTATAAGCAAAACGGGAATCCTTTCCAGTGTACAATTATTCTTGGAAATCGTCAC